TCTGGGTTTAACAAGCCTAAGAGAACACCTAGTCATCCTAAGAAGTCACACATTGTTGTGGCTAAAGAAGGTGATAAGATTAAAACTATTAGGTTCGGGCAGAAAGGAGCTGAAACTGCAGGGAAACCTAAAGCAGGTGAATCAGCTAGAATGAAAGCAAAGAGAAAGTCTTTTAAAGCAAGACACGGTAAAAACATTGCCAAGGGTAAAATGTCAGCAGCTTACTGGGCTGACAAGGTTAAGTGGTAGAATGCCACAACTAGGTAGTAACGAAAAACCTGTCCTTATGTCTAGTAAGAAGAATAAGGGTAGAGTTTATGGACCTTCGTGGCACGGAGGTAAAGGAGCAGCTCCAAGAGTCAACATACATTCTAAACAGTATGCAGATAATTGGGATGCAATATTTGGTAAAAAAGGAGACAAAGATGCCAACAAAGAAGAAAACGACAACTAAGAAGAAGTCAACCGTGAACAAGGCTGGTAATTATACTAAGCCCACTATGCGTAAGAGACTTTTCGAGAGGATTAAAGCTGGTAGCAAAGGCGGTAAACCCGGACAATGGTCAGCTCGAAAAGCCCAGCTCCTTGCAAAAGAGTACAAATCTAAAGGAGGAGGATATAAATAATATGAAAAGGATAAAAGAATTAATGATAGAAGCAATGAACAAATTAAACAAACTATACGCAAAACTATTTAAAAAGTGTTTAACACCGAAAACAAATGCCAAAAGCAAAAAGTCAAAAAAGTCTAACTAAGTGGACCAAGCAGAAGTGGAGAACTGCCAGTGGGAAGAAGTCTTCCAAGACTGGAGAAGTCTACGCACCTGCTAAAACAATAGCAAAGCTCAAGTCAACCGCAGCAGGTAGAAAGAAACTTGCAGCAGCTAACGCTAAAAAAAGAGCAGCTACCAAAAAAGGTAAGCAACACGCTAAGCACGGATTACATAAAGGTAAGAAAAGATAATGAAAGAAGGTTATATAACAAGAACCTCTTCAACTATACCCTTTGGATATGAAAGAGATGAAGAGTCTAGTTCTTTTCTAAAGCCTATAAATGAAGAGTTACAGGTATTAAAAGAGGTATCTGAAGCAGTCTTTCACGGAGAGATTAGTCTAGGTATTGGAGTAGATTGGTTAGAGGCAGAGACAGGACGTAAGATGTCTAGACCCGGATTGAAAAAACACGTAGACAAAGTATATGGAAGATAATTCAAATAAGTACTTGACAAACCCAGATGGGAGTTATATACTAAAGAAAGATGGGACACCAAGGCTTAGACCCGGTAGACCAAAGAATTCAGAACTTTCTGGAATTAAGTTGGCTTTACAAGCAAAGAATAAGCTTAATAAGAAAAGTAAGAAAGTTAAAAAGCTAACAAGAAGTTTAGCTAGAGTCAAGAAAGAACTTGACCAAGAAGAGAAAGTTTTAACATCAAATGTTTTAACAGAATCAGATACCAAACAGTTACCTGATGCTATACAACAACATTTAGATACGACTGGTTCTCATGTGGCTTTTATGCCCAACGAAGGACCACAGACAGACTTTCTAGCTGCAGGTGAGAAGGATGTTCTTTACGGTGGTGCAGCAGGTGGTGGTAAAAGTTTTGCAATGTTAATAGACCCATTGCGTTACTGTCACATAACAGAGCACAGAGCTTTGATATTAAGAAGGTCTATGCCAGAACTAAGAGAACTTATAGATAAGTCTCGAGAGCTTTATCCGATAGCCTTTAAAGGTGCTAAGTTTAAAGAGGTTGAAAAGTTATGGTTGTTCCCAAGTGGAGCTAAAATAGAATTTGGGTTCTTGGAACGAGATGCAGATGTTTATCGTTATCAAGGACAAGCGTACAGTTGGATAGGTTTTGATGAGATAACTCATTTACCTACAGAGTTTGGTTGGAACTACTTAGCATCACGTCTAAGAACTACTAACCCAGCTATAAAGACTTATTTAAGATGTACAGCTAACCCGGGTGGTGTAGGTGCACATTGGGTAAAGAAGAGATACGTAGAACCTTCAGAACAGAATACAAGCTTTGAAGGTAAGGACGGACTCACAAGAAAGTTTATACCAGCATTGTTACAGGATAATCCTCACCTTGCTGAAGACGGTGAATACGAAAGGATGCTTAAATCCTTACCAGCCATACAACGTAAACAGTTGTTGGAAGGTAACTGGGATATAAATGAAGGAGCAGCCTTTGCAGAGTTTGAACCTCCGGTTCACGTCATACCACCTTTCGAGTTACCGAGTTGGTGGGAAAGAGTTAAAGCAGTGGACTATGGTTACGCTGCAGAAAGTTGCTGTCTTTGGGCTGCTATCGACCCTGAAGATAAGACCATTATTATATATAGAGAATTATACAAAAAAGGTCTGACAGGAGAAGCACTCGGAGACACCATTACAGAGATGGAAATGGAAGAGATAAAATCCATAGCTGGAGTACTTGATACAGCAGCATGGTCTAGGACAGGGTATACAGGTCCTACGATTGGTGAAATATTAGTTAATAAAGGACATAAACTAAGACGAGCTGATAAGAATAGAATAGCAGGTAAGACTCAGTTACATGAGCACTTAAGAGTAAATAAGTCTACAGGAAGACCTAGGTTGCAGATATTTAATACATGTGTCAATCTAATAAAAGAATTACAGGCGTTGCCTCTTTCTAAGTCTAATCCTGAAGATGTAGATACTCATGCAGCAGACCACGCATATGATGCATTAAGGTACTTGCTAATGAGTAGACCTAGAATGGACCATCCACAAGATAGGATGTTAAGAATAAAATCAGATATGTTTAGTCCTTCTGATTCAACTTTTGGTTATTAATATATGGTAGAAGATAAGAATACATTTTTAAACGCTGATAGCATCTACGAAGAAGTTGAAGGTGAATCTGGAGTACAGCTTACTTTAGAAGAAGACCAGCAAAGAAATATAATCGGAACGATTAAAGATAGATTTGCTATTGCTGAAGATGCTAGACAAACTGACGAGACTCGTTGGTTAAAAGCATATGAAAACTATAGAGGCTTATACGCTAAGAATATTAAGTTTAGAGAATCTGAAAAGTCTAGAGTCTTTGTAAAAGTTACTAAGACTAAAGTACTTGCAGCCTTCGGACAACTTGTTGATGTTATCTTTGGTACAGGTAAGTTTCCTATAGGTATTGCCGAAACTAAAATACCTGAAGGTGAAACAGACTACGCACATTTAGATACAGCTAATCCAACTCCCGGACTAGAAACTACAGAAAGTGAAGTACCTGACAACATTGGAAACAGAATCGAAGATGAAGTTAATCCATATGACGTTGGTTATTCAGGAGACGGTAAAACTTTAAAACCAGGAGCTACCTACTATAATGGTATGTTTAAGGATAGCATTGAAGACCAAGCTGAAAAATTAGGAATATTGAAAGATGGAGCTAGTCCTGACCCTCAAGTTTTAGAAGTTTCTCCTGCACAAAAAGCTGCAAGAAGAATGGAAAAACTAATCCATGACCAAATAGAAGAATCAAACGGAAACGCTGAAATGCGAAATGCTCTTTTAGAATCTGCTTTGCTAGGCACAGGGATTGTAAAAGGACCTTTTAACTTTAACAAAAGATTACATAAATGGGATACAGACGAAGAAGGTAACAGAAGTTACAACCCATTAGAGGTTAGAGTACCTAGAATAGAGTTTGTTAGTTGTTGGGATTTCTATCCAGACCCTAATGCTACTAACATGGAAGAGTGTGAGTATGTAATACATAGACACAAAATGAATAAAAGTCAACTAAGACAGTTAAGGAATATGCCTTACTTTGACGAAGATGCAATACGTAATGCTATTCAAATGGGTGCTAACTATGTAGAAAAAGATTTTGAGAGTCAGTTAAAAGATGACTCAAGGTATGATGAAGAAGTAGGTACTAACTACGAAGTATTAGAATACTGGGGAATAATGGATGCAGAGTATGCACGAGAAGTAGGTATCGACTTACCCGACAGCGTTGATGACCTAGATGAAGTACAAGTAAACATATGGACATGTGGACATTACTTGTTAAGGGCTGTACTAAATCCGTTTACTCCATACAGAATACCTTACCACGCTTTTCCATACGAAAGAAACCCATATAACTTCTTTGGTATTGGTGTAGCAGAGAACATGGATGACTCTCAACAGATTATGAATGGACATGCAAGAATGGCTATAGATAACTTAGCAATGTCAGGTTCTTTAGTGTTTGATGTAGATGAGTCTGCCTTAGTAGGTGGACAATCAATGGAGATATATCCGGGTAAAGTCTTTAGAAGACAAGCTGGAATGCCCGGACAAGCTATACACGGTTTAAAGTTTCCTAACACATCACAAGAAAACTTAATGATGTTTGATAAGTTTAGACAACTTGCCGATGAGCAAACAGGTATACCTAGTTACTCACATGGACAAACAGGAGTACAAAGTATGACAAGGACTGCTTCAGGCATGTCAATGTTACTAGGTGCTTCAAGTTTAAATATTAAAACAGTTATCAAAAACCTTGATGACTTTTTATTGAAGCCACTTGGAGAAGCTTACTTCCAGTGGAACATGCAATTTCTAGAGGACGAGTTGGATGTCAAAGGAGATTTAGAAGTTAAAGCTACAGGTACGAATAGCTTGATGCAGAAAGAAGTTAGAAGTCAAAGACTTACTATGTTCTTACAGACTGCTCAGAATCCTGCTGTCGCACCGTTTGTTAAGATTTCTAAATTGATTAGTGAACTAGCCTATAGCTTAGACTTAGACCCTGATGAAATACTCAACGACCCTGAAGAAGCAGCTATGATGGCACAAATAATAGGAATGCAAAATGCTGGACAAACAAATGGCGAACAGGCTCAACCTGCTGGTGGGGAACAAGGACCTATGGGAGGCGTTCAAGGAGCACCTGAACAACCTCAAGAACTTGGACCTACAGGCACTGGTGGTGGCAACATCGGAACAGGAAATGTACCGATTGCAGGGGAAGCTGAATTCTCTGGAACGCCTAGGGCAACTGGACCTGCAGGTTAAAGAAGCAATTAATAGAAAAGAGGAATAAATGGATTATTTAGAAGCATTAAGTAAGTTAAATAAAAAACAAAAAAAAGATATTTTAAATATTATAGCTGAAGACCGTATTGATGAATATGGTGTTGCAGGTAAAGCAGCTAATTTAGGTGATAGAGCTTTTAGTATTTTAGGTGGAAGTGGTAATAATATAAGATTAAATCCTACAGAAGAAGAAAAATTTATTAGTTTAGCTATGGAATCACTAAAACCTAAAAGAAAAGGAAAAGCTGAAGGTGGTCTATTAATGGATGACCAAATGTTAATAGGCATGACACCTCTACAAGAAACTGAAATAGAATCAGAAATGCCTATGAAATCTGACGATGACATGGAAGATGGATATACAAGATTTATAATGGAAGAAGCATTAAGTGAAGAAGAAGAAGATATGCTTGTTTCAAAACTAGAACAAGATGAAGAGCTACAAATGTTATTTGATAAAGTAATAAACGTAGCTCAAGAATTTGCTGGGAACGGACCTGTTGAAGGACCGGGAACAGGAGTCTCTGATGACATACCTGCAAGGTTGTCTGACGGAGAATTTGTCTTTACTGCAAAAGCTGTAGAAGAAATCGGAGAAGACAGTTTAATGTCTATGATGAAAGACGCTGAAGCTGCTGCAGATGAAAGGCAAGGTTTAGCTGAAGGCGGAATGCTTGAAGAAACAAATACTAAAAGTTTATTAACTCAATCAGGAATTGTCCAAGAGGATACTATTGCTGAAGATGAGTTGAAAAAAAGAATGGTACAAGGTTCTTCAAGTTACGTAAGAAGCTAACCCAAACCACGATAGAGCTACCTGAATTAATTACTCAGCCCTCTGTCATTTTAATAACCAAAAGGCTACCTTTACAATACAAGCCCTCTAGTCGACATAGAGCTACCTTGTGAACATAAGCCCCGAGTAGGAGAATAGAAGATGACTAATACAGTCCAACAGGAAGAACAAGCGAATCCTTATAACGCAAAGAAAGATTATCATGTAGGAGACAAACCTTTTACACCTGCTAATCAATTATATTTTGAAGAGCCTTCTGAAAAGAATAAACTCTTTGATAGTGATGACATTACTGAAGTTAAATCTACAGATAATGTTAAAACAGAAAATCTGGATACTCCTTATAAGAAACCAGATTATAAAAAAAGATATGATGATTTAAAAAGACATTATGATTCAAAGCTTAATGAGTTTAAATCTAGAGAACAAGAGCTACTAGAAGAAGCTGCTAACAGCAGACCAACCTATAAAGCTCCTAAATCTCCAGAAGACTTAGAACAATTTAAGACTGAATATCCTGATGTTTACGATGTCGTAGAAACTGTTGCTCATATGCAATCGGAGTCTAAAGCAAAAGTTCTAGAAGAACGCCTTAGTAAACTCCAAGAACGTGAGAACAATTTAGTACGAGAAGCGGCAGAACAAAGGTTAATGGAAAGACATCCTGATTTTGGTGATATCAGAAACAGTGATGACTTTCATGAATGGGCAAAAGAGCAGCATTCATCTATCCAATCTTGGGTATATGACAATACTGACGATGCTGATTTAGCTTCACGTGCTCTTGACTTGTTTAAAAAGGATTTAGGTATTGAACCTACAAAGACTAAGTCATCTTCTAAAAAGACTAGAAAATCTGCTGCTGATATGGTCTCCACTAAAACAACTAGTGTAGAGCCTAATCAACAAAAGGTTTGGTCTGAAAAGGAGATTGCTGCTATGAGTATTGCGGAATTTGATAAATACGAAAGTGAAATATCAGAAGCAATGCAGTATGGCAGAATCGTAAAATAACTATTATAACTTAAAGGAAAAATATCATGGCTCAATTTTTTGAACCCGGAACTGATACTAATGCAAACTTTGCAAACTCCATAGGCACACAAGCTAATAGTTTCTTCCTACCTTCCGTATACTCTAAGAAAGTTCTTAACTTCTTTAGAAAGGCAAGTGTAGTTGAAGCTATTACTAACACCGACTATGCCGGTGAGATATCTGCTTTTGGAGACTCTGTAAAAATCATTGGTGAACCAGTAATCTCTGTATCTGATTATACAAGAGGTTCTGACACGACTGCAACTAAACTAACTGATGCTGAAACAACTCTTGTTGTTGATAGTGCTAAAGCTTTCAAATTCATCGTAGATGATATTGAGACTAAAATGTCACACGTCAACTTCAAAGAAGTAGCTTCATCATCTGCTGCGTATGCTCTTAAAGATGCATATGATGCTGCTGTACTAGCAACTATGTTTGCTGGTTGTTCAGCTTCATCACCTGACCATATCATTGGTTCAGACAGTGCAACTGCTGACGCAACATTAGGACACGCTACTAACTCTGTAGACCTATTAGGCTCAGACGGAACTGGTGTAGATGCTATCGACCTTATGGCGAGATTCGCTAAACTATTAGACGAACAGAATGTACCTGAAGAAGGTAGATGGTTCGTAGCTCCTCCTTCATTCTATGAAGAATTAGCTAAAGCTGACTCTAAGTTAATGTCTGTT